GCCGTTGTACGCGTTGTTCCAGTTCATCGCGCCGGAGGAATTGACGTTGCGGACGTTGTACGAATTCGACGCTACAAGGCATACCCCAAGAAAGCCCCGCCCCGTCAATAGGGCGGCGCGTTTCTCCGTTGTGTTGTGACCCGCTCCCGGTCCTTCTTCCGCCAGCTGGCGGTCATGTACTTAACGTCAAGAACGTATTTCGTCCATGCCGCGCATTGATCTTTTGAAATCACATTCCGTTTGAAAGAAAGTTCAATCAGGAAAAGAACAGTTTTGCACTTTGTCAGCGCCTTTTTCTGTTCGTACCGGCGTTCCCGGAATTCCTGCGGGTCGGAAAGGTCAAGTTCGTTTGCTTCCTGAATATGTGCGAAAATATCAATGGATAAATCTTGCAGGCGAACGACAATCGAACGATACTTTTTCGGAAACCGCCGTTCGCTTGTCATTAGAAAAGTGTGTTCGACTAAATCTTTCGCCTTTGTGATTAAGATAAATTCGCCTTGTTCCCCGTTCCGGGGCTGATTCCCCATTGCACGCACCGCCTTTCGCGGATTTCTTCAACCTCCGCCGGGTCGCCCTCCCACGTGAACCCGTATTCTGTGACGGTAAGAACCGCCCGGCTCCCGGTGTAGGTGGTCCCGCTGATCGTCAGCACGTCAGCGGCCCCGCACCGTTCGCAAGGCGGTTCTATTTCCGTAAACAGGTTCCCGATCAGGCAGGATAATTCCCGCCGGGTACACGCGTATTCCGTCAACATTCAATCCGCTTCCTGTCCGCGTTCCAAATGCCCTTCGTCAGAACGATTCCGTCCAGAGAATCAAAGGACACAAGATACGGATTGCCGGTGATATTGTTAAAAATACCGTCCTCCACGCGGGCAACCCGGCTTTCAAGGCTTGCAACCGCGGCAAGCGCCGCCGCCGCGTCCGCCGCCGCCTGTGCCGCCTGTGCCGCGCCCGCGGCCCACGCTTCCCGGTCCGCCGGTGTAATATGTACGTCGGTGTCCTCCTTGTGTGCAATCAGGCCGGAAATTGCGGTGTTGATGTTCTCCATATTCGCGTGGCTTACGTGAATATCGCTGTTGTTGACGTGATTATTCAGGTCGGTTAAATCGGCCTTTTTGTCAAAGGCGGTCTTGTGGGCCGTCTGCGATTCATCATGTTCCCGCAAGTCCTTTTTCGTGGCGGTGATCGCGTAGGGGTCCACGATAAAGGTTATTGCGCCGGTATTGGAAATCTCAATGTGCATAAGCATTTCAATTTCACCCGCCGCGCCGCTGGTGATAATGACTTTTTCGGTGTCCGGGGTATTGCAAACGGCAATCATGTTCCCCTCTTCATCCTTTACGCACATTTCCCGGATAGTCCAGCCGCCTACGTCCGACGGGATCACCGCCAGAACGTCAATGATGTTCGGGGAATCTGGGTTGACGGTTACGCTGTTCACTTTCCCGCTCCACCGCTCATTCCTCAATTCCGTCATGTCCGCCGTGGGCTGGTAGTAGTAACCGCCGCCGTCGCCGACGGCAAGGGTCGTCAAATTGATCTGTTTTCCCTCCAGCACCGCGTCCCGAATCAGAATTGTTCCAAGGTCGGTGACAATGGTTCCGAATTTCTTTTCGTCAGGCATTTTTTACCCCTCTTTTCTGAATGGTTGAATTTCCAGTTTCCACAAATGCCGGGTATAAGCGCCGGTCAGCACCCCCGCACCCGCGGTCAAATGGTTAATTAAGAACGGGTCAATCTTGATTCTGTGCGCGTACTGTGCATATCCGCCGATCAGCGTTTTCCCGTCTGCGTTGACCTCTTCAACAAGTTTCGGTCGGATTTCAAGCCGCTGGGCATACTGCGTATATCCGCCGATCATGGACCGCGCTTCCGCCCTCATATTCCGGGTCAGGAACGGGCGGATTTCCAGACGGCGCGCAATGGACAGAGAACCGGCGACGAACAGAGTTCCGCCCGTTTCGATGTTCTCCGCAAGATACGGCCAAACCTCCAGCCGGGTCCCGATAGAGTGAATGCCGCCGACATGGACCGTCGTTTTCTTCTCCATCTTGAACCGTACAGCTTCCAAATGGGACCGCAAATTTTTATAAAATATGACCCGCTCCAAAACCGCCGCTTGCTGTGCCGCGGTTACTCCGTTTTCTGTGGCGTTAATGATGACCCGGAACGTGTACGGGTCGCCCCCATACTCGAACCACTCTTCAACCCGCGTTCCGGGAAATACGGCCCCCAGCGCGGTTTCTACGGCGTACTTTGTCCCCAGCCGCCTGTGAATTTTTACGCTGTCCTTGATCGTCTGCCGCTTTACCTCTATCGGGTACGAATGGTCGTACCAGTCAACGTGTAAATCATAGGCCAGAATATCAAGCGTCTGTTCGTCCAGTTCATCAATCCGGGCATAGATGATATTTCGCCGGATTTGCTGTGCGGTAATCTGTAATTGTCCGGCAATGGCCCGGCCCAGCGCGTTAATCTCCGGGTCGTCTTTCAGGGTAGGAGGAAGCGAACGGGTGAAGTCAACGGAATAAAGATCGTATTCATTCACGTTCCGCACCCCCGTTCAAAACCTCCGTTTCGCCGATCACCGCCACGGCGTTGTCGGCGACGGGGGCGAACACGGGGGACCGTACTTCAACGCGCTTTGCGCCCGTCTGCATAAGCAGGCTGGTCAAATACGACGGGTTCACGTCCCGCCCCATTTTTGCGGCCTGCCACCGTTGATACTCCGCGACGGCGGCGGCGACGTTCTGTGCCACCATTTCCGGCCCCAACGCTCCGCCCGTCTGCGTGTAGTATGTCACGTCGATGTTATACGGGACCGTTTCAGGGGCCGCGACGGTTACGTGATCGGTCAGGGGGCGCACCTTGTCCGCGCTCAAAACCTCCGAAACGGCTTTCAAGGCTTCTTCCCCCGGCAACTCTCCGCCCGCCAGCAGAACCCGCACGTCTACTTCCCCCGGCTCCGGGGAAGTCGCTTTCACGTCCACGATCAGCGCCGACGCACTCTTTGCGTAATACTCATACCCCCCCAACGGTCCGGCGGTCGAAAATGTTTCCATACTCTCACGAATACGGGCGTAAAAGGCCGCGTCGCTTTCCCAATCCGCGCCGCCCGCGCTTTCTGTGATGTTCTCCGCTTTTTCGTAATAGGGGAAAATATCAACAAGTTTTGTGATCTGTCCCGGAATAAAGCCGTTCCCGATCTCCCCGGCGGTCTGGCATACCGCCGCAACTTCCCCGGTCAGTCTCCCCGCCGGAATTGTCAGCGCGGCTATTGTCGCAAACACGATTTCTTCCCCTGCCGATAACCGGGTTCCCGCCGGAATGACGGTCGCCGTGTCCCGCTCGATAGACAGCGTGAACCGAATTGTCGTGCGGGCCGCTTCCGGCTCCAGCCTGTAAACGTCCTTGAAGAGTTCAGCAAGGGAATCTAAATATTCCCCCTCTGCGTACCGCGGCAAATTCTGTTTTGCCGAAAAGTCAATGTTCACCCGCTCTTGAATGATAATGTCGGCAATCCACAAAATGAAAAGCCGTACCGGGTCCGCCGGGTACAGCGTCCGCCCGGCGAACCGCTCAAACGCCCGAATCAGGCTGTTTGTCAGTGCTTCCGTGTCCGTGTCTACAAAGGAAATATTCGGGTATTGTCTAACGTTCTCCGTCAAGTATGTTCACCTCCACAACCGGAATCAGCGCGCCCGGCCTGCCCCCCTGCACGAACGACACGTTTTCAATCTCCGCCCGCGGTTCGTATTCCTCGATAGCGTCTAAAACCTCCGAAATCAGGACCGGCTGGGCCGTCTGAATCGGCTTGTCTATGAACCGTTGTGCAAGCCCGAAATTCCGATCAAGGGGGACAGAGAATTTCGGTGTTGAAATAATCATTGCGACATTCTGCAAAACCTCTTCAACCGTGGATTCCGGCGCAAGGTTTATCTTTTTCAGGTTGAACGCCTTTACCACATAGGCCATATACCGCCGCACCCCCTATCGCGCCGCATAAGAATTCATCGTGACATTGACCGACGCGACAAGCAGATTCCCCCGGTTGTCGTACCGTTCAAGGGCGTTTGAAAGTTTCGTGATGACCCATTTATTAGTGCCGTAGGCTTTCGGTCCGATCACAAGCCGGTGAACCTCTCCCCGGCGCATAGCTTTTAACAGTTTTGAAACTTCCGCAATCGGGTTCACCCCCAAAAACACGGAAAAGAACATGGAAAACGACATGGATTCCGTGTCTGGCCCCGTGAATTCTAAAAGGGGTTCTTTTAAGTGCCGGTCGTGGGCGGAGTATTTCACCCCGCTTTCCCATTTCAGCCCGTCAAAGGTTTTGACCGTCTGCCGCGAAACGGAAAAGGTAATGTCCCCCCAGCTTCCGATAATCGCCATTCGTTCAAATCCCCCCTATCACGAAACCGTCGCCGTCGTCCCGTGGAATGTAAAGGCAAAGCACAAATTCGCCTTTCTGCGGCAACCACGGCTTTACAATCAAATCGTGCTTGTGGCTTTCAAATTGCGGGTAGCCGCTCCCGCCCGCTTCATACTCCGTTCGGTACGGGGCGTAATATTCGGGAATCCAAGGCGGATTTTTCAGCACCTTTAATTCCCCGGAAACTATCGTTTCTCCTTTGTCCTCAAAGATAACGCGGGCCGTCCGTTCCTCCACATTGACAGAGGAAACCCAGCCCGTCCGCACAATATTTTTTAATACGTTCAAATTCAGGTCGTCCATTTAGTAACCCTCCAGCACCCGGCGCAAGGTAATATCGGTCTTGTAACCTCCGCTTTTGGAAATGCTGTGCGTCGCGGTTTCGATGATGTACTTCCCGTCGAACGCCCCATAGCCGGAAACCTCCACCGTTACCCCGGCAACCAGCCGCGTGTCCCCGGAAAGAGTGAACGACGCTTTATACTCCGACTTGTTTTTTTGCCGTAGCCGCTTCATTGCAAGCTGGCGGGCTTCCTCGCGGGTCGAAACCTTTTCGTTTACCTCCAGCACTTGCCCGGATTTATCCGCGCCCTGCGGCGTATAGGTGTATTCTATCGTCGTTTTCTGTTTCGGGTCCGTATAGGACACGTGACAGCTACTAAAAGCCGCGTCGTGCAAACTGGTGGAAAAGGACCAGCGCGACACGTTCGCCGCTCCTTTCTGAATCACCATGACCGCGCCTTTTTGCTCATAGTCCGCCGCATCAAACAGAACGATCATTTTTGCGGTGACTTTCAGGCTGATTCCCGCGTTTTTACAAAGGCGCTGTAAAAAGGTAATGTCGGATTCCTGCATTTGCTCTTTCCGGTCATAAAACGGGTCTGTTGATGATTCAAACATACAGGCAAGCCCGTTTTTACCGGCGATTTCATTTGCAATCGCCGAAAGCTTGATTTTCTCCCATGCCTTTGTTTTTTTCTGCGTTCGGGCGGCGGTCTTATATGGGATTGACCCGGCCTTGATATTCACTTTCGCCGGGGGGCCGGACCCCTCCACGGTGTCAACCTCGAACGTCCCGCAATCCAGCACCCGGTCCCCCGCCGATTCCCAATTCTTTTGAATGATGACGGCGGAAACCTCCGCGGATTTTCCCGCCGTCGCGTTGTTCAGCCAGTTTCCCAGCCAAATCCATTCACGATCTGCAAGGGAAAGTTGCAAATCGTCCGCTTTGTCCTCTTCGTTGTCCGTGTAGGTCATGGAAAGCAAGTCCCGGTTAATATCTGCGGTCACGTCTGCGCCGTCCAGAAACAGCTTGATTTCCGCTCTTCGTGCGTTCATCCCTGCCCCCTTTTCCACGGCGGCAAGCCGCCAGCAACCCGCGGCTCGGGGTCAGGGATATTCAGCACGATTCCCGCCGGGAAAACGAAAAGGCGGCGGAATTCCGGGTTTGCCTTTATGATCTTGTCGGTGTATGTTTCGTCGCCCAGCGTTTTGTAGGCGATACCGTCCCACATATCCCCGGCAATGGTCGTATATTTAGTCATAGGCCCGCCGCCTTTCGTCGTCCGCCCGCTGGCGGTCCCGTTCGTCGATTTCCTGCAAAAGTTCTTCGTCGTGCTTCCGCAAGATTTCTTCAATGTCCTGTGCTTGCGCGTCGTTCCCCACATGGAAAACCGGCGCGCTATGAATGACAACCGATCTTTGACGGTCAGCCGTCGAAAGCGTCGGCGGGTTCACGTCCGGGGCTTCCGCTCCCATGTTGGCCAGCCGGTACTGCTGAAATCCGCCGTTGCCCGTCAGGGTCTTTGCCATTCCTGCAAGGTTCGTGAAAATCTGCCCGGTTTCCGCCGCCTTGAAAACAGTTCGGTTCCGGGCGTTGGTGATAAGTTCCGCGCCCTTTTCGCCCGCTATGAACGTGTCAGGTGTCCGGGGCGTGCCTTTTGCGAATTTCGGAATCAACGGAATGTTGATACCCTTTCCGCCAACACCGGGGACCCAATCGGGAATTTTTAGCTTGTTCAGCCCTCCAATCAACCCGTTTATAATGTCGATAATTCCGTTCATTGCGCCCTTTGCAATGCCCTTGATCGCTTCCCAAACGCCGGAGAAAATGCCTTTCACTCCCTCCCAAACGCGGGACCAATCGCCGGTAAAAATCCCGGCAAACACGTTCAAAAGGCCCTGAATTGCGGTCAGTACGCCGCCGATCACGGACCGGATAGCTTCAAGGTATGTTCCGATCAGTGATTGAATCGTAGGCATAAGGGCTTGAATTATCCCCATGACGGCGGTTGCCACCGTTTGAAAGATTTCCCAAATGCTTTGAATAACCCCCGTGATCGTGGGTCCCCATTCAACAAAGGTCTGCGCGATTTGCGGAAGTACGGTCGTAACGATGAACGCGAACAGTTCTTCAATAATCGGTTTTACGCTGGTGTCAATGAACGAAATAAACTGTCCGATCACGCCGCCCACCGTCTGCATGATAGAAACGAACGTGTCGAACACGGCAACGCCCTGTTCGCCGAAAATTCCGTTGATGAATTCACGCGCGCTTGCAAGGTTCCCGTCGCTGAAAATACCCTTGATCGTGTTGCCTATGTTGGTAATCACGCCCACGATATTGTCAAAGACGGCAACCCCCGCCGGGCCGAATACCTTTTCAACCCCGGCCCGTATGTCGTCCAAGTGGTCCCGGAATATCTGAACGGCGGCAATAATCAGGCCGATCACGCCGACAACGGGCAGAATCTTTCCGGCAATACCGCCGAACGGCCCCAAAATCGCCCCGCCCAGCTTTTGGAGCGGCGCAATCATGGTCGTTAGTTTGCTGAATCCCTTTCCGACAACGCCGCCGATCTTGCCCAGCGGCCCGGCGGCGATTTTGCTTCCCGCTCTTGCGAAAATGCCTGTCACCTTGCCTGCGGCCCCTGTCGCCAGCCCGCCGATACCGGAAAACGCTTTAGAGAATAGCCCGCCCGCGGCTCCGCCGATACCGGAAAACAGATTTCCGATCTTCGTTCCGCTGAACAGTCCGGTAAATGCGCGGCCCGCGCCGCCTGCCGCGCTTCCGATTCCGCCGAAATAGCCGATCACATTTTTTGCAACGCCTTTCAGCGTGCCGGAAAAGCCCGCCGAATTGACGCTTGCAAGGGCGAACATAGTTTTCAAGAGGGTAAAACCCTTTTGAACAGATAGAACACCGCCTTTCAGTTCCAGAAACGCCAGCTTTCCGGTCAGCGTCGCCGCCTTAAATGCCAAAAGCCCGGCGGTGATCTTCACGATCTGTTGAATCAATTCCGGGTTTTCGTTGATGAATTGCGTTAGTTTGGTGATAAAGTCCGTGATTCCCTGCGTTCCCGCTCGGAATGTAGGTAAAAGCGCGTCGCCGATTGCAATTTGCAGGCCGTCAAGGGCGGATTTCATCAAAGTTATATCGCCCTCTAAATTGTCCAGCTTGATTGCCGCCATCCGTTCCGCCGCGCCTTTTGCGTTATTGATCGAATCGGACAACTTTTTATAATCTTCGTCGCTTGCGTTGACAACGGCCAGCATACCTGCGAACGATTCCTTGCCGAAAATCGCCGTTGCCGCCGCCACCTGTTCAGCTTCAGACAAACCGCCCAAACTCCCGCGCAAATTGTCCACCACTTCGCGGAATGTTTTCATTGTCCCGTCGGAACGCGTCAGGCTGATTCCGTATCGGTCCATATAGGCTTTCATCTGCTTTGTTGGCTTTGCCATGTTCGCAAGGGAAGTTTTCAGGGATGTTCCGGCAACATCCGCTTTGATCGACGCGTTCGCCATTAGTCCGATTGCCAGCGACATATCTTCTACGGAATACCCTAAAGCGCCGGCAACGGGCGCAACCTTTTGGAAGGTTGCGCCCATCATTCCGACGTTTGTATTCGCATTGCTTGACGCTTGCGCCAACACGTCCGCGAACCGTCCTGCGTCCTCCGCGTTCATACGGAAAGCGGTAAGCGCGTCCGTCACAATATCCGAAACGGACCCCAAATCTTCCCCGGACGCGGCGGCAAGGTTCATAATGCCCGGCAATCCGCCGATCATCTGCTTTGTTTTCCAGCCCGCCATAGCCATATATTCAAGGGCTTTCCCTGATTCTACGGCGGTAAACTGCGTCGTCGCGCCCATTTCTTTTGCAAGGGCGGACAGCTTCGCCATATCCCCCGCGGACGCGCCGGAAATGGCCTGAACCGACGACATTTGCGCTTCAAACTCCGCGGCTTTCTTGACTGGCCCGGCGTACAGCGCCGCACCCAGCGCCGCCGCTGTACCGATCACCCCGCCAAGTTGCGTTTTAGTCTTTGAAATTGCTTCGTTGTTCTGCTGAATTGCGGAATTCAGCCGCGCCAATTCCTCTTGACCGCTTTTCAGCCGGTCATAACTTTTCGCTAATCGTTCGTTTTCCTGCGCTAAACGTTCCGTATCAACGCCCGCGTCGGAAAGTTCGTCGCCCAGCGTCCGCAATCTGGCTTCCTGCGCTTCGATCTTTGCGGTTGTGTCGGCAATCTGCCGTTCGTTCCGCTCCATAGCGGCCCGCAATTTCTCCGACGGCTGTTCCGTTTGGCTCAATTCCCG